TGTCACTGCGGTTGATGATGATGCCGTCACTCTCAAGGCCACGGGTAATCAACTCGTCACAATCGAAATCAATCGCCTTGCTGATAAGGGATTCACATAAATTAGCCATTTCTTAATCTCCTTTCTTTTGATGGGTGATTAATAAGCGGCCTGGAATGCCTTGTCCTCCATCAACATGGTGCCCAGCTTGCCCGTGCCGTAGACGTAGAAGTTACGGCTGATGCGGTCAAAGTAGAAGTCGAAGTCGTTCACGAACTCACCAGCGGGAGTGCCGACCAGCAGGTTGTCACGGGTGGTGAGGATAGCACGATAAGGCATTGCGCCGTTCTCGAAGGTAGCAATCAGCTCGTCCCACTTGGCAACAGCGACATAGCGGATGCCGTTGTAGGTGGTGGTGGTGATGCCGTCAACAATCTGCTCCCAAGGCAGGTTGCAGCAGTTGGTCTTGCGCAGGTCAAGGTCAAATGCAGTGGCCATTGCCTGTGTCATGTAGATGACCTTGCCCGACTTGGCCATGATTTCGGGGCCAGCATCAATGAGCATCTGGTCGATGAGTGCGGTGGCCGCACCCTGTGCGTTCATGGCTGCCTTGGTGTTGGTGGTGATGGCAGTGCGCTGTGCGCCGTTGATAGCCACCTGCGCAAAGATGCGCTTCCAGAGGCCGTCAGCAACGGTGATGAGGTCAGTGTCAACGCCGTTGGTGATAGAACCACCGTCACTGATGTTCTCGGCTTCGGTGTCACCGAACCAAGCAATGCGCCAGATGAGGTCAACAAGCAGGTCGTTGATGATGGGGTAGATAACCTCACTCATTACCTGTGTGCCGTTGAGGTCACCGATAGCGGTGCCGTTCTTCAACGCATACTCGGCGATGGTGCCTTCCATATCGGTGTAGCAAATCTTCAACGGTGCTACCCAACAACCAAGTTCCCAACGCTTGAGGGCGTTGAAGGGAGCCAGACTTCCGTATTCGGGATCGCAGCCACAGCCGGTGGTGCCGATAGGATTACCCTTGCCGATGAGGCCGACAGGGTCACCGTTCTTGGCGCGAACGACACGCACATAGTCCTGGATGCGCTCGTCACGCAGGGTGTCAATGTTAATCAGCTGAGACAAGTCGCGGATGTTCTCAGGCTGAATCAAAAGGTTCTCAAGAAAAGTTGCCATTGTTTTTCTCCTGTTTTTATGTTTTACTTTTTGTTTTTGATTTTGTTGCGGGCCTCCTCGATGGCATCTTTGAGGTAGTTGCGTTGGGTTGCCTCCTCAGCCTTAGATGTCACGGGTTCACGCTTTTCGGGCGTGTATGTTGATTTGATGCTTGCGGCAACTTTTTCATAGCCGCCAGCCATTGTCACCATGTTCAAGATGCGCAGGTCATCGGTGGTTCGCGCATTGGAGCGGGCCTGTTCCAGCAGTTCCGTCAACTCGGCAACCTCGGCCTCAAGTTCGGCAATGCGTTCTTTCAGTCTGCCGTTCTCTTGTTCAAGGTTGTCATCGTGACGTTCTTCTTCCTCTGCGGCTGCGTCTCCTTCCTGTCCATCACCTGCCTCGTCAACCTGCTCCTCGGCTTGACGGATTTCAGTGATGACACCGTTTTCTACCACGATGGTGGTGTTGTCGGGCATGAGCCATTCACCGTCAGGCTCTGCCACGTCACCGACAGCGGGTGTGCCTTCCTCACGCTCGATGCGCAGGGTGTTACCGCTGGCAGTGGCCAGTTCCATAGCCATCATGGGTGCCTGTTCTTCAGTACCGAACACGCTATTGATGGCGTTGATGATTTTGTCTTTGATGTTCATATGATTTACACTTTTAGCTGATATTGGTGCGATGATTTCTCCTACCATGCCAAGTTCCATTGCACGTTCCACATTGATGAACTTGTCCTCGGCCATGAGTGCCGCCATCTCCTCGCGGTCACAACCGCAACGCTCGACATATAGGTCAAGGATGCGGTCTTGCTGTTCCTTGAGACCAGCAGCCGCTTTCTCAAGGTCATCGGCTGTGGCCATCCCGCAGTTCCCGATCCATGCAGGGTCAAGCCACGGGTTGTGAACGAGGATTTGGGCATTGGCATAGGCTTTTCGCCTCTCTTTGGGTGCCGCCATGAGTATCACCGTTGCCATTGATGCGGCAGTTCCGTCAACAATGGTGGTGATGTCCTTGCCTGTGGCACGGAGTCGGTCATATATTGCCCAGCCTTCCAACACGTCACCGCCGTTGCAGTGGATATGCACGTCAATGTTCTTGTCTTCGGCTGGTAGAGAATCGCAGAACTCGTTGATGTCACGGAACGAAACACCAGGCTCCATGCCCCACATGCGGGTCACGGCCTTCTCTTGTTCGCTCTGGATATCGTTGTATATGTTAAGTACTGCCATAGTTTTCCGTTTGATTTGACAAAGTTAATTCAATCGAAAGGCGGAAAACGAAAATTTTCGCCTTTCGTGTAGGTCACGCCTTGACCTTTTTGCCCATTTTTCGGGCGATGCGTTTGATGGTTGCCTCGCTGATATTGTACTGCTGCGATAGATATGCCAATATCCACACCTTCTTGTGGCCTTCCTTCGTAAGCCGCAACCAATCCTCATAGGCTGCGATGTAGTTGGCCTCGCTCGGTGCGATGCCAGCCGCGTCACACATCCGTAGAATGGACTCGGCAGATTTTATCAGTTCAAAGCGCGTCATGACCTTGACATGTTTTCGATGACCTGCACACGGTTCGTCACGTCAGTGATTTCTTCCACACTCACCACTGGTGACGGGGCCATTGCATAGCCTTTGGCGATAGCTGCCGCCAGCATATCCTCACCGACTTGTGTTGCGCCGCCTCCGTGACTGATGATTGGCACGCCGCCGCCAAGCTGGTTAATGGCAGACAATAGCGGTGAAAACATGGCCGTTGCATTGGCCGTCATCACGCTCTCGCCGTTGGAAACCTGCGCCGTGATGCTGTCGCTTGTTCCCGTGCCTGGGCCAAGAATAAGACCACCCTTGGCGAACTTGGCCGATTTAACGGTTGAGATGGCCGTTGCGATGTTGGCCATGATGGTTGCAACGGTGGTCGCAATGGCTGCAATGTTGCCGGGGAACGGAACACTTTGGGCCTGTGCCACACCTGCGGCAATGGCCTTACCTGTGTTGATGGCAATCTCGGCAAGTGCAAGTATCTTTGACAGCCTTGCAAACTCCTCATTGTCGTTGCCTAATGCCTCAAACACCTTGCCGATGCCGCCAGCGATGGATGCGTAGGCTTCATATTTGGCCTGTTCGACTTCAACCTCCTTGTTGGCAAGTTCCTGTTTCTGGTCAAGATAGTTCTGCTCCAACTGCAACCTGCGGGCATTCCACGCTTCGATGGTTTCACCCTCCATTTGGCGGGCATTGTCACGCAACATCTGCGCTTGTTCCAGCTTGATGCGTTCCTGTTCCAGCTCGTTGTTGGCTGCGGCCATAAGCCGCTCGGTGAACATGTTGGCCGATTCCTGTTCAAGACGTTTGCGCTCGTTCTCGTTGGCTTGCGTGAGTACGTCCTGCCGTTTCTGCTGGTATTGCTTTTCAAGGTTCAGCAGCAGTTCTTGGCGGGTTCCCTCATCTATCATCTCCTTGTTCAGTTTCTCAATGGCCAGTTGTCGCTCATTCTCAATCTGCTGGAGTTTCAACTGCGTTTCATCCCAAGTTCCTTTTTTGACGATGGCCAGCCTTGACTGGATGAGCATCTGCAACTGCTCAAGTTCGGACTTCATGGCCTTTTCAACGGCTTTGGCCTGTTGTTTGGCGGCTTTCTCTGCCTGTGACTTGGTGGGCGTTGATGACTTGGAAGAACTGCCCCCAGCACGGCCTGATGATGAAGACGAGCCGCCACCCGAATAGGATGTATTACCCCCATCGCCATAGTCACTACCTGGCAGGGATATGTGGCCGACACCTTCTGCATCCATCACGGCATTGTACCCGCTTGCCCAGCTCTTGGCGGTTGCAGCACCAAAACCCTTTGCATCCATCACGGCACTCTGCCATGCACCACGCAAGGAACCAGTCACCTCCGACCAACCCGATTTGATTTTGTCGGTGTTCAGCGTGAAAACACCCTCGATAATCGTGCCGAAACCTTTAAAGGAATTGCCCAAGCCGCTCAATCCGTCACCCACCAGCTTGAAGAACGTGCGTATGGCGTTCCATGCAGTTCCAACGGCCAAAGAAATCGTCATGACGATGCCGTTGAACATCTTGGTTGACATATTGTACCAGTCAATGGTCTTGTTGACAATAGCCACGATGCCCTTCAGTACGGCCAACAAGGCCTGTTTTGCATACAGTTCGGCCTTCTTTTTGAGAACATCCCAACCGTCACTGCCGAACAAGGCGGCAGTATATTTGTTGATGAGCGTCTGGGTTTCGACAATCTCCTGTTGCACCTGCCCATATTCGCCCTCGCTCTCGATCAGCGAGTCAAGCGACATGTTCAAGTCCTCGATGGCCTTCAACTGCTGTTGACCAGCCGCAACGCCTTTCTTGCCGAACACGTCACTGATGACGGCACCCGCTTCCTGGCTGTTACCACTCACGGTCTTCAATGCACCTGTCACCTGTTGAATGGCCTGCATCATGGTGATGGTGCCGTCTGCCAGCTTGGTTTTCAGTTCATCGGCATTGATGCCAACGCCACGCAAAGCATCTGCCGTGCTGTTGCTCATGTCACGCAACGACTTCGATGCCTTTTGTATGGCCGTCAGTCCATCATTGCCGAATATGCCGCTTCTCGTCTGCTGGATGACTGCAACAAGTTCCTCGGCACTGAGGCCAGCGTCACGCAGCGTTGGGCCGAACTGCTGCACCTTCGACAAAAAATCGCCGTTGATGTCGGCACCGGCCTCAAAGCCCTTGTTGATGATGTCGATGGACTCTTGCCATGATATGCCGAACTGGGAAACGAGTGTGTCGGCAGTCTGCAAGGTTTCCTTGAAGTCCTTGCCGAATGCGTCTGCCGTTGCCTGTATGGAATCGCGCACACCATCCATCGCCTGTCCTGTCAGCCCTGTGAACTGCTGCGTCAAGCGTGAAGCCTCGGCAAGACCATTGTTGTAGTCCTTCCACCAGGAATATGCCATACCCACACCAGCAATGCCCGCAATGGCCAAGAATACAGGGTTGGCAAGCAAGAGTTTCAGCGTTTCGCCAAGAGCCATAGCATTGGCATTGACGATACCCAATGCTCCGCTTGCCGTTGATGCTCCGCCACTCAAGCCCATGAGCGATGAGGCGAATTTGCTGTTGCCTGTGATGGCTTGCGTGATGGCGGCTTGGTAGTTGCCGACATTCAACTGCATCTTGCCAGTCTCGGCTTGCAACTGCTTCATCCGTTCATAGACCTGCTTGGACTGGTCGATGTAAGCCTTGTTCTGCTGTCGCTGTGCCGCATCCATCTCGTTGATTTTCTTCTTCATCTGCGTGTAGGTCTGCGACAGCTTGTTGTATGAGGCCGTGTTGATGTCGATTTGCTTCTGCTCGGCTCGGTCTGCCTCCAGCTTCTTCTTGATTTCGGTGGTCAAGACCTTCACCTCGCTGTTCAACTGCGTTGTGACGGTCTTATTCTTGGCCATAGCATCACCATACTGCTCCTCGGAAATAGTGCCTTTGGTGAATGCCTTATTCAATTCAGTTTGTTCGTCCTTGAGTTTCTTGATTTCTGCAAGGTACGAGCCAACATCCTTGATGCCTTTCTCGTAGTCAACCGTGAGTTTAAGGATTGTTTCAACTGCTTGTTGTCCTTGTGTCGGCATTTATCATTCCTCCTGTTTTTTAAGCCTTAAAAGTTTGGCCTCGGCAGTGCCGTTGCCTTTGACGTTCAGCTCCAGCAGGGCAAAGTAGGCCCCGTGTTGCTGGATGTATATGGCCCGCGTCTCGTCAACACACGCCAGCTCTACATCGTTGATGCGGATGGTTTCGGTGATGATGGCAGGGTGCTCCATCGTTGCCGCAACATCACCGTATCTCTCGGCAATAATGCGCTTCATATCCATGTCGAAGTTCCCGACAGCCTCACCGTTCTCGCCTCGGCTCATGGTCAGCACACGCGGCTGCACGGCCTTGTACTTGATTTCGGGGATGCCGTTTCTCACCTCGGTTGAATAGACAGGCACATTGTTGCCGTCCGAAGCGGCAAACGGGAAAGTCACGATGTCGCGGTTGGCCTCTATGGTCTCGTCAGCAACATCAATGCTGCCGTCATAGTCACCTGCAACGGTATCGTCCTCTTTCCATCGCCACCAGTTGTGTTGTGCCCACCCGTCAGCCGTGAATGCCTTTTCTGCGGCCACAGGCTGCGATGAGGGCGATAGCAAGCGGCCAGTCCAGTCAACGGCCCTGCTCCAGTCAAATACGCTCGACACTGGAGCCATGACCAATGTGTCTGCTGTTGATGCCTGTGTCGGGAACACACCCGTCACGGCTGCAAGAAACTTGATGAGGTCAATGGGTTTGATGTCGGGAATGTTACCCTCAACTGGGTAGAGTTGGCCCGGCTGCACCTCATTTTCCTTGCCGATGATTTCACTGATGTACAACGACCCGCCCTGGATGTGCAGGTCGCTGGCGATTTCTGGTGAGAATACGCCGTTAGATGTGATGCCGATGCGCAACGACAACTGGTCACCGACTGCCATTTCAATGGCAAGATAACCCGTGACATAGATGTCTAAGCGGGTGCCTGCAATGTTGTGCGCGTTGAAGTATGTGCCTTCGGGCAGAATCGGGCACCAGTGCCAAGTGTCACCGACATGCAGACCAATGGAATAGCCGTATCTGGCCTTCACGATGGGATATGACACGCTTACAAGGCCGGCCACGTTGATGTATGCCGATAACTGGTACTTGACAAGGCCATTGAATGCGGTTGCACATGTAAGTGCAATCGTTTGCGGGTCGCTGGTGCTTTGCGAGATGATGGGCGAGTTGTTGGATGTTTTCAGTTGGATGAAGTTGCCGCCAAAGCCTCCCATCTGCGAAGGTTCTGCCGTTGAAGCACGGTAGCCGTTGTTGTAGGTCGTGCCGTTGGGGATTTTCTTGATCAGCGGCACAATCATCGTGCCGATGTCATCAAAAGCATCTCCCCAATCAATATGCGCACCGTATTGTGTTTCCATCAGCGACAAGATCCAGCTCATTCTCACTGACGGGTGAAGATATGGCGATGCCTCTTGTCTTTCGGTGTAGCCATAAACGGCACCGCTTTCAACAACGACATGGGTGTGGTAGAATGTGTTGGCACCCTCATGCAGTGCTGTGTCAAGTGACGCATAGAACACGTCATCAACCAGTGCATCGTTGTAGTCGGTCACGGCCGGCACGGCATTGAACTCGATATATGCGGGTGTGGTAAGTTCTGCCAATGACTTTCCGCTTCCAAGCAGGGCCTCGATGGATGAGCGCACGCCCCAGACGATGACGATGCGCAGCTCGTTGGGTGTGGCCGACATGAGCCTCCCGATGCCGCCCTGCACGATGTTCACGCCCTCTCGGTAGTAGTCCACGTTGTGGAAGGTGTAAGGGAATGAGCCGCCACCCTGCACGGATTGGGCCATGTCGATGATGCGCCTGTTGTGTACGGTTGCAGGAATGGTAACCGTCAGGGAACGGTTGCCAAGAAACTCCCCTGCACCTGAAAGTAGGTTTGAACGGACTGAAAACGACACCTCGGTGTTCTCTCCGAGGTCGGCCTGTTGGCCGTCAATGAATAGCTGCTGTGTCATAGCGTCTGCACCGGGATTTCGGGTAACAACAAATTGAAAATGAAGTCCTGTTCGGGTTTCTTCGCGTCTTTCGTGTAGCTGCCAGCCTCAACGGTGACAGCCGTCCATGTCGGTTCATCGTGCTGGTCATAGCCCAAGAACATGTCAATCACTGGCGATGTGGTGATGTCTTGCAGCCGTTCAAAGGTCTCGTCATCCACAAGAGGCGCACACAGGGGCAACACATCGTTGCGGGTGAACGACTGTCTGCGCCCTGCATCACCCTGCCACCCGTCCTCCTGGTAGAACTTGGCGAGATTGTTGCGGTACCACATGCCGAACCTTGACGCAGCGTTGCGGGTATCGTCACCAGCCTTGAACAAATGATAATCCCACATGCCGTGACGGTTCACCCAACGCAGGTAAATGCCCTCGTCATGTTCGCGGTCAATCTTGATGATGGCATGTTCCTTATATGGCGATGCTGCATCTATGAGCGTGATGAAACGCTGTGTCACATCACCGTCATCGTTGATGTTGACGTTGTACAGGCCAGCCGAGGGAAGGACTACATGGCGAACAAGGCCACCGTCTTGCGGTGACACGATGTAAGAAGAATATTCTACCGTCTTGGCGGCAGAAGCATACAGGCCCACCGTGAACGGGTAATTGCGGAACCATGTCAAGTGCCGCGTTGCCTCATTGTATCTCTCACCGACAGCAACACCGCCCCAAACGCAGTAGATGGACTTGTTGAATGTGGATATCACCGTGCCGTCACTATCCAGGGCCTCAAGCGTGATGGTGACCTGCTTGCCGAGGTCACTCGCCTGTAAGTCCCCAATCAATTCAAAGTCCTGTCCGAAATTGCTTCCGTCAAAGAACGTCTGCAAGTACTGGCGCAGGTCAAGATACCCGCCGCTTGGCGTTTGGTATGTCGTTTCATAGTGCCTCCCTCCGCTGGTGATGCTTACCCTTGTGCGTGACATGGTGCCAGTCAGTCGGAACAGGCAGGGATTGAACACCAAACAGGGATCGTTCGGTGAGAACAAAGTAATGCCGTTGATTGTTTGTGTTGCCATATTCGTTGAGTTTTATTGTGGTACGTTAAGTTTAATCTGCTGTGTCACTGAAGCAACATAGATGCCGCTTAGACGCGAGTTTATGCGTTGGATGGTCAAAGGTATCGCCCGACTATAAACATCATCCCTGCCGCCATTCCTGTAAAGCCTCGTGCCTTCCCTGCGTATGGTGCGGCTGATGAAGTAGGCCATAGTCCTGTCGGCACGTTCCTGTTCGGTGTACTTGTGCGGTCTGCTGGTCTTGTACGGCATTGGTTGGGCGTGTACGCCTTTGGCTTGCATCCATTCATAGATGATTGCCTCAAAGTTGCGTGGAACTCGCCCACCCCTGCGGCCCGTTTCCAGTGTTCCGAAGGCCCTGCGGCCCACCAGTTCACCGATGTTGCCCGACACCATCACGGCCATAGATGCAGCCGTTTTCCCCGATGCCCATTGGCCAGTGGTGCGGATGTTGTTGATGATGGTTGCCTTGAGCGTTCCCAGTTCTTCGGTGAGAATCTGGGACACCTGTGTGCCAGTTATGACCGTTCCATCGTTCAGCATGTTCCGTTGTCCTCGATAGTGATTGAAAGCATGACACCTGTTACGATGGATGCCATTTGGTTATACACTACACCATAGTCCCAAGCCGTCACCGACTGGAAATGTCCGCTCTTATTTGCTACCCTTATGAAGTCCTTTGCTGCGTCTTTCATGCGCTCAAAGACTTCACGTTGGTCATCTCCGCTTGCATCCCGTGTGACCTTATCGACAAAACCGATATAGATGCTTTCACGGTCATAGATGCGGCCATTGCGCATTACCATCGTCCCACCGATGGGCAAGACGTGAGCGATTGCGGGTAATTTCTCACGGCTAACGGCTTGGTCAATGTTAAATTCATCATCGAAGATGTAGGTGTATTGCGGGAAATGCTTTTTTGCGATTTCCTTGATTGCTTGGTCAATTGTCATCTCTTTTTCCTCCTTGCCTCTTGCATTGAAATCTCGTTATATCTGCGTTGGTACTGCTCGACCTTGTTATCCATCTCCATGCACTTATAGATGCGTAGCCAGGGAACCGTCAACACATCATCGTGGTTGGTGATGCCCATGCGCTTGGCATACCAGTCCAAGATGCCGAACAAGCCGAACTGCAACTTGTCAACGCCCGCCTGTTTCTCCTTTGCTGTCGGCTTCGATTGCACCGACTGAAAAAGGCGGTTTATCTTCTTCACCTGTCGGCCCACCCACGACAGGAAAGCCACAACCTCCGTTGCTCGGCACTTGTCGGCCTCTGCCTTGTCGATGTCAAGCACGATGTCGATGATGCGGTAGTCGGTGTCTGGGCCTTCCGATTCGCCTATCTCGATAAGCTGGCCGATGGTCAGTCCGTTCAAGTCTTCGGGGCAGCGGGTTTTGCCTACATAGGCGGGCCGTTCAAACCCTTCCTCGATGGTGTAGTTGCAATGCCTTGCAATCACCCGCCAATAGCCGTATGTGGTGTTATTGTCCATACTGGTATAGATAAGTCGGGTTGTACTTTGCCGTGCCTGTTCTGCGCTGTTGCAGCTTGGCCATGACCAAGTAACGCAGTGCATCCAGCGCATGGTCGAAGTGTTCGCTCTTGGCCGGCTCGTTCTTCAACTCACCCGTCACCTTGTCCTCGGCCCATCGGTAGTTGCGCAGTTCACGGATGATGTTTAGTGAGCGTTGCGTGACGTGCAGCTTGTATCGTTGCACTACCTGGATGCCGTTGCGCACCGAGTCGGCACCCTTGACCGATGGCTCGATGTTGCGCACACCGTAGTTGCGCAGTTCGGCAATGGACTTTGGCTCGGCACTATCGGCCACGATCGGGCCGTTCTTCCCGGTCAGCGACTTGGCGATGCGGTCATTGGTGAGGCCGGGGGCGTACAACTCCTCGTCAATATACAACTCCCCGTCCATGATGTACACCGCCACGATGCTGGTCGGGTCTGCCTGATAACCGAAGTCAAGGCCACGACCAACCAGTCGGGCATTGGCGGGGATGTCCTTGCATTGTTCCCAATCGGTGTAGATAAGGCCCTTGCGGTTGCCAGTCTCGCCAAGTCCGTACACCTTCCACCAACGCTCATCCGTGCGGTAGGCCTCAATCGCCGCAATCTGCGTCTCACCCAAGTAGGGATTATCCAAGTATGTTGTCACTATCTCGGTGGTGTCTTCACGTCCGCTCAGTCCTTGTTGTTCATACCAGAACTCGCTATCGGGGTTCCAGTCGATGATGATGTTGCGTGTCGTGCGCACATCCAACTGACGGAACACCTCCCAGTCTATGCGGTTGGCCTCGTTCACAAACAGGATGTCCCTGCGTGAGCCTTTGACCTTGCCCCAGTTGTCGGCAGCGAAGAAACGTATCTCGCTCCCGTTGGGGAACGAATAGATGCGGTCGGTGCGGTTCAGTTCGTAGTTGCGGCCTTCAACAAGCTGGTCGTTGGCGGCGATGATTTCCTCAAAGTCGTGCAATGCACCACGTTTGAGGTGCGGCAGCGACTCACTCACCACGTCAAACGTGCGGGGGATGTATAGGGCAATGTTCAGCATCATCTTCAAGATGCTGTACGTCTTGCCTGAACGGGTGCCGCCCTTGTTGGCGATGAGTCGTGTCCCCTTCGCCAGTTCGTTTGCCGTCACCCCTGCAATCGTCTTGCCCGTTATGTCGTTGCCGTTAATCCTCATCCTTCATCTTCTTCAGTGCAGATTTTTCCATCTCGTCAGCCGTGACGATGACCATGCCGCCCTCGATTTCGTGCTTGTGTTCCTCTTTGATGACCAGTTCGCCCAGCGTGTCGAGTATCAGTTTTGCCGCCTTTACATCGCCCTTGCGAGCCTTCAGTAGCAACTGCATCGTGATGGACTGCTGGACGGTCTGCTTGCGGCCAGTGAGCGGGTTGATGATGGGTTGCCCGTCCTTGCCCTTGTCGGTCAGCGGCAGCAGCATCTCCAGTTCGTCTCGGAACTGACGCTTGCGGCGGCGGGAACGTCCGCTGGCCTTGCCGCCTTGCCTTGCTATCTCTCGTTGTTCTTCCGTTGTTCGGTCTCCCAACGATTTGAGGTTGTCATCGTTAGCCATTACTGCGACAATTCAGCGATTATTTTTTCTTCCCTTTCACTCAAAGGCCATTGAGTTGCCGCTGCTTTCTCTGCCGCTGCTTTCTCTGCCGCTTTGTCGTTGCTGACAAGCAACCCACCTGCGTAGATTGCCTTGCCAACTTTCTTTTGTGCATCAAGTTCGCTGATGTACCTGCATTCGTTGAACTTCACTCCATACTCAACATCATATTTGCTGTACTTGCTTAACATTGCAGCAGTAACAACAGCATTGGGATATTCGTATTTTGGAATTTGGCGATGAAGCCCAGCCTGCACCTTTTCATTGGCTTCAGTTACTGCTTTGTATAGACTTGGCGAAGATTTGGCAATATAATCGCTTTCAATATTTGTAATGAATGAGGTAGGAACTATCGCCCCATTATCGTAGGTAATACCCGCACCAACGCACAAATTCGTAAAACCTTGCGAACTTGCAACACTTAAATTACTGATGCGTGGCGCAAACAAGAAAAACCGGATATTGTGTTTCTTGTAAAATCTTGTAATTTCGGCAAGTATTGAGAACGGGGGATTATCCACCACCACGCAGCCTTTCGGGTAGTCTGCTTTTTGGTAATCGCCACCGGGATAGAACGGACGTTCAAAGTGTTTGCGGTCTATCCTGTACGTTTCGCTCACCCAATTCGCCACGGCCTCATAGACAACGGCAGGGGTATAGCAGTCATCGGTGGTCTTTTTGAGTTTGAATTTTTCAAGAAACTCTTGGTATTCCTCATCGTCCTCGTCAATTTCGCCAGCCTCCATGCGCTCTTGGAACTCACGAGCCTTGCGTTCTATCTCGTCCTCGCTGCTTTCCACATCCCAATCCATCGGCAACTCCATGCCCCAGTCTTGCAGTTCCTCGGCATCCCACTCGTTGGCAAGGATGTCCCAATCGTCCTCACCGAAGCCGTTGTTGTCCTTGATGGCATACTCTCGCAGTTTGGCAACGGGTGTGTCGGCAGGCAAGACCTTGCAGGGGACGGTCTCCATGCCCAACTCCTTACAGGCGCGCAGACGCATATTGCCGCCGATGACAACGAACTTGCTGCCATGCTCCACGACCAGCAGTTCACGCAGCCGCAGCATTTCGGGTGCGTCCTCGATGGATTTGACCAGTGCCTTGTACCGTTCGTCACGGATAAAGCGGGGGTTCTTGGGCAAGCCTTCGACCTGCCCATTGTTCAACTCCAGCTTTGTTATTGATATATTTTGAACGTTCTCCATAATCTCCTGTTTAATGAAGGGGCAGGGTTAACTGCCCCGATAATCAACTAATAACTGTTCACTTTTGCATTAATCATGTCCACGTTTCACAACGTTTAAAAGAAACACGTCTGCAAATATAGTACATTTTTCGTGTAAACACGAAAAAACGAAGTTATTTTCATGAAATTTTGCGTCTGCGGGCATTTCTCGGATGGATTGATAAACTATACCATCCACGAAAAAGAGGCCGTCAGGGTGCACGGAAACGAAAAACCCGCCCGTGTCTCACGACAGGAGCGGGAAAAGGTCAAAATGAAATGAAACAAAAAAATTGACAATCTATCGTTTTCTCGTCAGCCGCACCGGGAGGCCAGCCGCCACCCATGCGATGAGTGCCGCATCCCGCATTTCCTGGTTCGTTCTGCCGTACACAAGGCCAGTGACGGCACACAGTTCCTCGTGTGTGATTTTTCGGTTCGGCCCGCGCCAACACTTGTGCAGCGGCTTGATGTATTGCCAGTCCAGTCCGTAGGCTTCGCACATCTCGCCCAGCAGACGGCTGACCTGTTCGTTACGCCCCTGGGATACACCCTTTGCCACGACCTGGCCTCGGTTGTCCCATTTGGTCAGGTGCCAGTTCGTGCGGTTCAGCCACCCAGCCTCGACATAGACCTTGACATGTGCGCCTGTCTCTGCTGCTCGTTGAGCAACCCATTGCAGGTAGTTCAACGTGTCGGCGAATGTCAGTGCGGCACATTCAAGACGCTTGGTTTCTTTCTCAACGATAGCCACGCCGTTCTTCTCCACGTCGGGATCAATGCCGATGACGTAGTGGCGTGTCGGTTGTAGGTCTTGTAGTTTCATTGTCATAGTTCAATGCCGAAATAATCTTCAAGAAGTTTTCTACAGTCAGGTATGTCTCCAAACAATGTCGGTTGCATCCTATACTGAAAATCTTCATAAGACTTGCAAAAAAGATTGTGGTATGTTATTCGATATGCGTCTCCAAACTTTGTTGCGCTTTCTGCATCAGGATGTGTTTCTAACCATTTTTTTGTTGCTATAACCAGTTGCTTTAGCAACTTTGGATAACGCTTATAATCCGATACGCCTCTATCACTCTTTAATGGGCATCCAAGACACCCTAATCTGCGCTCAACGTGAAAGTTCATTTGATCATCGTAGTATAGAGGATGGCACTTAATGCCTCTATCTTCAACAAAGTTCTTGACATCTTCGTTATCCCATTGCAAGATTGGAAGAAACACCTCTACTGCGTTCTTCTTGCTGCCATATGTTCTGCAAATTGTTGGTTCTTGATAGTTCTCTTTTCTCTTTTCGCTTTCGCATCTTCTTATGCCTTGGACTGAAACATTAAGGATTTTATATTCTTTGAGGTGCTTGCAGCAAATTCTTGCCCTCATTGTTGGTGGAGATTCTTTTTCTACTATTTTAAAGAAAGACAAACTCGGATTTACTATTTCCACGCCTTTCTCCTTGCAGTGTTTGATAGTGCCCGGTGGGTCGATGGTGGTGTTCTTGTAGATGGCTCGGTAATTAACGCCTGCCATCTTCGCTAACTCAAGGATGCAGTCGCTATCCTTGCCGCCTGAATAGGCTATCTCTATCGGCTGACCGACCTCGGCTGCTTTCTGCGCTCCAGCCTGTATCAGTTTGATGCCAAACTCTACTTTTTTTTGTAACTCTGGTCTCATATCAATTCAGTTGTTTCTCCATACTCTCACGCACCGCCCTGATGGCATCCTCACGGCCACGCAGGGATTCGATATATTGGCGCATCTCGTCAACGCTGGTGGCAATGTAGTAACCCTTGCTTGTGGCAATGAGCCAGCGTATCATGCCGTTGATACGGATGTGGTTGATAATCTTTCTCAGCCTCGCCTCGGTAAGCTGGTAGCCTGCACCCTTCATCGCCTTCGTGATGGCCGTGTTGGTGATGGCCCTCGCCTCACCGAACTTGTTGCTGAGTCCTCGGCAGATGACCGGCAACAGGGTGTTGCGCTCATAGTCCGTCAGCGGCTCTGTCTGCGTTTGAAATCCGTTAAGCATTGGTTCTTTCTTTGAATCCGTGACAAGTCACGGAAAGGTTCGACTCGATGTTTTCTATGCCCGTGAAACACTGGTAATATATACAGCTGTCCTTGCAGGTGCGGCCAGTCGGGATGTTCACCTGTCGCTCCACCTCAATGTCAAGCCTTCGCTTGATATAGTCGGCTGCATTCTTGGCTTTCAGTTTGGCCTTGTGGGTGATGTAGTACTTGTGAGTGTACTGGCTTCTATCACCCTGCCCGTTTGCAACACGTTTCTTCTTTGGCTCGCCCTCTGGTTTGGCAGGGTGCAGCTTGACGCGATGCTTCACCACTGCGCCCGTGATGCTCTGACGCTCTATGTAACAATGCTTGCACACATTGCGGCGGCGGCCATCTTTCTTGTTGTGAAGATAAAAATCCTTGACGGACAACTCGCGCCCGCACTTGGTACATACTTTCGTTTCCATAATCATATTCTCGTAATTTAAAATCAATAATCTTAGGCAAGAGCAGGGGAATTGAACCCCCATGACCGCGACGAAACACTAACCCTAAAGAACCAAAATGAAACTAATTAACTATCTAACACTTTAATGCGGCCAGCCCAACCAGGGCCTCTCGTGTGGGGGATTGCTCCCCCGTTGTTTTAGAAGACAAGATGCGATGCACCGATTTTTCGGGTACCAACTTGCGTGAGCCTGTACGCGACAGGCGGGTTCTTCCGTCACTCGCTGTGACTCCCAATCTTTGTAAAACATCGCTGAATCCGTCAGCTCGGTTTTGTGTCAGCAGGGGTGCGAGGCTTTTGTTTCCTGTGAGGTGTCACCACTCTCACCCCCTGCTGTGATGGGTTGGGAGGCCGAAACCTCCCGACATCGTGGAAAATGACTCTCTGTGTGAAGGCAACTACGGTAAGGTCGCGTTCTTATGTCCGCGCGTTAATAATAGTTGCTAATTCACTGCCTGTCACGACAGGCGGGTTATTCTGCCGTTCTCTACGGCTCCCTATGCAATGTTCGCTGAATCCGTCAGCTCGGTGATGTTTCCACCATTTGCCTTCGCAGGTCATGGTGGTTGTTTAACCCTAAAAAAAACAACAATATGAAGAAAAATTAATCAGTGTCTTCTTAAAAACCGCCAGTATCAGCCTACGATACCATCAGGGCATAACCACGCTTGGTGACTTGGCGGCGCCATGAAAAAACTCACTTTCGCATTGCTCATGCGGGCTCAAATTCTTCTATCTCCAAGAACTCCTCCTTCCACCCTTGGCAGTCGGCAAGCATATCTTGCAGTTCCCATTTGCGGGAACCTGTGACGCCGCCAGCCAATTCGCCATTGATGTACTTGGCAAGTTCCATGAGCAGCTCAGGAACTGACATGTGCTGCTTGCGGTACTCGGTCTCCATGTCCGAGTAAGATGCAATCAATTCAGTGTGGCGGCTTCCATCTTCCTCGTCGTATTCGGTAATGTACTGGTCGGTCATCACGGGCACATCCTTGACCAGATTAACCGACACATGGCACGCCACCTCGATGTCTGGTGTATCGACTTCGTTGTAGGGCGCGTTTGGATCGTTGTATGCCCCGGCAGGGTAGTAATCACTGTCTCTCATTGTTCGCCTCCTTTCTCGTAATCAGTTGTTAGAAAAACCATATCTGGTCTTGTGCCATCAAACACACGGGCAACCACTTTTGCCTGTTGTGCAATCTCGTTATAGTCACCAAAGTGTATAATCAGCAAGTCTCCCACCTGCGGAATAGGCCTATTATCCCAATTATGCCACGTCTTGGTGCAGTGGTTGTTACAGTCATTTATGATTATTGTCATTGTTCGCCTCCTTTCTCTACCAAATCATAGTTCGTCTTGACGAATCCACGCGGGTCAACCTTCCCGCCAGCAGTCCATTGTTTGGTGTACTCACTCTCTCCCAAGTCAACGAGGCCGACAACCGGGAACACGCCTTTTGCATCAGTGGCCAAGATGCGGACAGGGAAGCCGTCACGGGTGACGTAGTTCTTCTTGCAATCAATCATTGCTGGCCTCCTTTCTTCTTGGTCTAATATTCCTCTCAAGCTGTTTAATAACCTTGTCTTGGTCTTTGATGCGGCCTATTGCCCATTCACGATGGGGTTTTTCGTTCTTGTAGCTGGCTTCCATTTCATCACGTTCACGCTCAATCCGTGCAGCTTTTGCGATGATGCGGTTTGTCTCGTTTCTCTCGATCCTGCGCTCCATGCACTGCAACACGTTCATTGCGGCACAGGCAACGGCGATAATCAGTAATGTTGTCTCAATCATAGCAAATCAATTAAAGCGGTTACATCTCCAATAGTAATCTCTCCGTCGGTGGTCACATCGGCAGCCTCACGCTGGAACTCGTCAAGTTCCCCACCCAGCAGGTGGTCAATTATAGCCGACACATCGGCAATGCTCACATGGCCGTCACCGTTCACGTCACCGCGCTCGTAGCCAACACTGATGTTGCAGGGGCTGAAGAACCGTACATCGGTACTTCCATTGTCGATGATGCCGTAGAGGAACATCACCGAGAAGCGGAAATCGGGAGCCACCGAAAAGGTAATCTCCATCAGTTCGTGTTTTCCAGCTTGCCACTTATACACTCCGTTTTCAATCGTGTTTGTGGCGGCATTCCAATATTGGTTGATCCCGACGAATGACGTGATGGTTGCCATGTCTTGCGACACACACAAGGGAGCCTGTAAAGTGTCACCTGCATAGGTCAGTGTCATTCCGTCAAGCTGGGTGACGGATATTGGCTTGATGCCTTCAGGCAGCACCAGGTCAAACATCCATCGGTCACACGGCCTGTCGGTGGTCATGCTGATGGTAAGCGTCATCTCGGCGGTGCCGGGATTCAACCTAATAAACTCGTCGGTGTAGATGGCCGACTCTGCGTTGGCATTGAGTGCCAACATTGCGATAGCTGTTAAAATCAATTTTTTCATAATCATCGTTATTTTTTAAATTTTACCTTCTTGTTGTAACCGTTTTCTCAGTGCTTCAATCTCCTCTGGCTTGAGTGCATCTTTTGCCCACTGGCGTTGTTGCTCGGCACGCAGTTCTGCCTCGTGCCTGTCAAGTATTCGGGCACGTTCCTCGCTGTACTTTCCACGCAAGGCACGCATGATGCGCTGCATATCCACGCTGCCGTAGAACTCGCCATAGTGCCCGCCCTTCAGCCGCCACATGAACAGCATCACCTCGGTGACCTTTAAATATCCGAACTCGTTGCGGATCATCACGGCCAGTTGCCTAAGCTGCTCATCATCCAGCTTGGTCTTCACCCCAACGGCCACGCACATATTGTGAAGCTGGGGGATTAACCATGTCACGGCACTGCCCTCGCCGTAGGCTGCATCCAGGACACACAGCATCGGTGCTGTTCCGAACATGGCCCTGTCCTCGTTCGCAGCCGCAATCTGCTGCAAGTCCGGGTTGAACATCGTGCAGAATGCATTGAGGTTAGAATGGCACTTCAGTAGGCTGTCCGATGCGGCTTGCAAGTGTGGCCATCGCTTTGGCTGCATCTTGGTCAAGTTTCGCCCGGATGCTGTCTGCACTACCAGTTTGTTGATTGTTTCCATTGTTACGGTTGTTTATGTTGTGTTTGATTCGCATCTGCGCCAGCAGGTGGGTAAGAGTCCACTCATCGTCGGGGAGTTGGCGATATATCCAGTCGTTGGTCACCTCGGTAACGAGTTGGCGATATTGTTCTGGTGTTATCCCCATCGCCATGCAGCCTTGCTCAACCCTCATGTCATTGAGTGCATCTGCAATGAACTCCTCGCGCGTGCGTGCGTGCGTATCAGCAACAACAATATTTTCTTTATTATCTTCTTTTATTCTTATATGGGGTAAAATGGTTTTACCACTGTGGTCAATTTGTTTTACCCCCTGCGGTAAAATATTTTTACCACCTTTTTCGGTATGTGGTAAATCTTTTTTACCACCTTGCAACTGATAAAAGCAAAATGAGTTGATGTGGTAGATGGCCACATTGTTTTCAAACCTGCGGGTGATTTCTCCGCTTTCGGTCAGCACTCTAATCGCTTTTATGATAGTCGGCTTTGAAAGGCCTGTGTTGCGTTGAAGAATGGCCACGGATGAGACCGCATCACCAGCGACCAGTGCGACACCATTGTAGGTGCTTTTGATTCCTGTCGCAGAAAGCAGCAGGTCTTCAAACACCATGCGGACGCTCGGTGTCTTGTAGTGCTGCCATTGGCGCATTTTGCGATATATCTTAATCCAGCCGTTCATTTCTTTTCTCGTTTTTCAAGTTGTTTAGCGAGCCTACGGGCAAGGCGGCAGAGGTTCACAACCTTGATTTCCCGGTTGTCGCTCTCCAGTTCGGCGAGTGCCTGCAAGTACCTCACCGCCTGATCTCGTTGGCTGTTGCTAATAGTCACCATTAGAATGGTTCATCATCGTTGATGGGTGTCAGTACCGGTTCCCAAGTCTTTTCCTGTTGTGGAGCAGGATTCTGGTTTGACTGGTTCTTGGGGAACAGCTCGACCACCTCTGCCACGATTTCGGTGATGTAGTGGGTAGTGCCGTCCTTTTCCCAGGAGCGGTTGGTAATCTTACCCTCGATGTACAGGAGGTCACCCTTGCGGACGTATTTCTCACACACCTCGGCCAGACTGCGCCATGCCACGATGTTGTGCCACTCGGTACGGTCAGGCACCTGGGTGCCGTCCTGCTTGGTGTAGCCCCTGTCGGTTGTGGCCATGCTGAACGATACCTTCTTGGTGTCGTTGATGTGGGACACTTGCGGGTCTTTGCCGACACGTCCCAATATGAATGCTTTGTTTACGCTCATTGCTCGTTGAAAATTTTCTTGTCCGTAATTTTCTCTCTATTGGTCTCCAGCCACTCGATGAACCTTTCACACTCCTGTCGTATCAGGGCAGACGATTCGCAGTGGTCGTAGGTGTAGTATTCCTTGTACATCTCACCGCTCAACACGGGGTTGTACTTGGTGCCGCCAGTCCACTTGATGACGGTGAACTCAAAGCCTTTGATGGTCTTGGAGTCGCCCGACTCAATCAGGCAGTAGGGATAGACGTGCCTTTGCCAGTAGTGGGCATAGTTGCCGAACTCGTAACGCTTGGTGGTCTTTAGGTCATAGACAACATCCTTGCGCAGTTCATCAATCCATCCATAGAGCAGCACGTTTCCGTATCGCACAGACAGAACGGCCTCGATGTAGTACTGAGGCAAAGCACCAGCGAAATAGGCGGCCACGCTCTTGCAGAAGGCTGCATCGAACAGGAACTCAAAGCCGTCCAGTGCGCCACGGATGGCGGTTTTTTTGCCGTTCTCGTCGGCAACACTCTCAACCGTCCAGCCGTCATGGTGACACCCTCTGCGCTCGATGATGCAGTCCACAATCTCGTTGAAGATAGTGCCTTTGCTTGCGGCCTCGCTCGGCTCAGTGGGAACACGGTTGATTTTGTCGATTAAATCCTGTTCCAGCAGGGCATCCATCTCCTCTTGCGAGTAGTGGTATGTGCCATCGGCCTCGTTATAATTGAGGTGCCAGCCACCCTGCTCGTCCTGGTAGAAGAAATCCTCCAATTTTTGGTTCTGATACTTCCACCAAGCATCGAGCAAAGTCGGGTAGATTCTATAATCAATCCTTGGCTGCATAACGCTTGGTCTTTTTGTCGTAGGTCACGTTATCAATCTTGGCCATGTGTTCACCGAACCACTTGCGGGCCTTTGCTTTGCTGTCCCAGATATGGCCGTAATCATCAATCTTGACGATGAATGCATTGGCACCGTCAGCATCGGTAATGGCTGCAATGTCGGCTGCAATCTGCTCGGTCAGTTTGTTATATTCCTCGCCAATCTGCGCCTGAACATTGAGATATGTGTCGTAGTTTGCGAATGTCTTAGCAAGGAAATTATTATCGCCGCTGATGCCGCCATGCTGGTCGATGATAATGGGCACCTTCTCAAATTCGGGCAGGTTGCAGGTGTTCTTCGCATAATATTGCTCGTTGGGGGTCCAGCAGATGGTGCGCTCACGCCCGAAGGCTTGCATATAGCCTACAAGATCAAGTTCTTTGATGAGGTCACCGAGGCTTGAGCCACTCATGTCTGGTCGTACCCTGCGGGTTTCTCCGTCCTTGTCCTCTTTCTCGTGTGCCACGAATACCACGTTCTTACCCATGAGGCTGATGCGCTTGATTAGGTTGACGAACATCACCTTGCGCTGACCATAGCCTTTCAGGGCAAGTGAACCGTCACGCATCTTCATCTTTGGATCGTTGCGCATGATATAGTCAGACATAAAGTCTAACATTTTTCCAGCCGTGTCAATGACGATGGTCTTGCAGGGGGTTTCGCCCTTCTCCAGCTCGGTCAGTGCGTCCAGTGCCTCATCCCATGACTTGACTTGCAGGGTTGGGCATTGATGCGCCTTGTTTACTCTGGAAATGCCACCGTCAAAGTCAAACAGGACGGGTTGAGGTGATGACAGGGCCAACGTGGTTTTGCCGATACCCGGCTGCCCATAAACTAACATCTTGATTGTGGAGTTGATTTCCAACTCGTTGGGATTCTTGAACAAACTCATGATTCTTTAATTCTTTAATTGTTGTACATATTAAATTTCTCTTTGGCACTGCCAATCATGCTGTTGATGATTGGTCGCTGTGTAGGGTTGATGTCGGCTACATAGAGCAGCCTCTCCAGTTCTGCGGCATACGCCTTCACTTTGTTGATGTCGTTTGTCATTGTTTTTGTGAAATTATTAGTTAATCATCTGGGATAATTCCCATTGTCCGCAGGGTGGATTCGCACTCGCCATCTTGCCTTTCGGCTGTTCTGCTCTTGAACTACTGCGGCGGCCCCTATCGCAGGAGACCTGTAAATGTTAGTAATAGCCTGTCAATTTCTTGATGGTCTCACCTCCATAGGCATCCTTTGTCAGTTTGATGAACTCCTTGACGGTGAAGGTATCGTTCTCGATGTCGATGCCCATCTGCTCGCACCAGTGCTTGCGCCCCATCAGGCACGAACCTGTGAGGATGTTGTGCCAGTCAAAGAGCAACTTTGCAGGAATCTTCTTGTCTTGGTCGGGGAACTGCTCGACAAACATCTTGAGGCGGTCTTCCTCGCTTGCCGTTCTCATGTGCTTCTGTTGTGCGTCACGTTGTGCATCGTGCAGGGTTTCGCCGTGGGCGAATGAGTTGCCGATACGGACTACCCAGCAGGGTGTGAACGTCATGTCAGCGTTGAGGATACGGCCTTTTGCGATGTTTCCCTTGATGCTGTCAATGGCTGTCGGCACATCGTCAATGTTGTAAATTTTATCCTCGCCGACTTTGGTGAGGGATAATAAGTTGCCGTCGCCGTCGCCGTAGCCGTCGCCGTTGCCGTAGCCGTCGCCGTAGCCGTTGCCGTAGCCGTCGCCGTCGCCGTCGCCGTCGCCGTAGCCGTTGCCGTAGCCGTCGCCGTTGCCGTAGCCGTCGCCGTAGCCGTCGCCGTTGCCGTAGCCGTTGCCGTCGCCGTAGCCGTCGCCGTAGCCGTTGCCGTAGCCGTCGCCGTTGCCGTCTCCGTTGCCGTTGCCGTAGCCGTTGCCGTTGCCGTAGCCGTAGCCGTTGCCGCGACAATCAGCAAGGAACGATTTTATCAGTTCTTCCATACCTCGATGGCTTCAATGGACTTTGTAGCCTCGACGCTACACTCGTTCAACTCAGTAATCATCGGCGACATGAACTCTACGGTTGATACAGGGATGGAGATTTTACCGCCCGTGAGACCTTTCGCCGCCATGTCGGTGACTGACAATGCGCCATTCCAGTAGTAGATGCGGCGTGCGTCCTTGAGACGTATAATTTCACCGTCAATGTAGTCCAGTGTTCCGTGGAACACACCTGCACGCTCGATGCGTGCAATGATTTTCTTGTTCAATAATTTAGTGTTCATCTTGTTTAGTTTTTTGTTGCGGTCTTACGGCTTTCCGCATTGCCATTTATATAGCCTACTGCTACAATATTCATTTCTTCTTTGGTGGGGATGCGCTCACCCATCATCCAGCCTTCAACCTCCTCACGGCAGAAGTACAGGCGGTTGCCTCGGCGGTAGTGCGGAATGTCCCGCTTGGCGATCAACTGGCGCAGGTACTTCACCGAGTAACCGGTGAACATGGCAGTGTCGTTGATGTCAAGCACATCCTTCGCTGATAATGCCGTCAAGATTTCCAGCCTGTCAAGTCGCTTTGCTATGTCCTCCAGTGTTATCATTCGGGCAACATATTATGGCGGTGGAACACGATGCCGATGCGGATGCCAACGGCGAATAGGATAGCGGCTGCAATGAGTGCCAGCCACTTGTCGGTGGTGCTGTCATAGTCCAGTGCCAGCAGAAGCCCAGCAGCGAACATGATAGCCAACACGATTGAAAGGTTAAGCCAGCGTCTCATGGTGGGCCTCCTTTTCCTTGATGATGCCGTAGATGGTTGATGCGGCACCGATGTTAAACTCTTTCATCAAATACTGGATGATTGCGGAGCGGCTGTTGTTGGGGTTCGCAGCCAGTTCGCAATACTTGGCATAGATGCGTTGACGCTTCTCTTGCCTCTTGATTTGGAATGGTGTTCGTAATGTCATAATCATTTTTTATTTATGTTTTTATTTTTATTTTCGTTTTTATTTCGTATCTTTGTCGCAATATGATTTGCTATTTGATTGCAAAAGTAAACCCTTTTGTTTTACCATGCAAATTTTTGTTTTACTTTTAATATTTTTTAAGAAATGGAAGCAAACGAAAGACTAAACGAATTGCGCAGGTATCTAACAAATTTGGGCTTGACGCAAGAAGAAATTGCAAAGAGGTTTGGTGTTACTAAACAAGCGATAAACAGCCTTTTAACAGGGCGCAAACCTTTTGGCAAGCAGAATGCCATAAAATGGGCAAACGAGTTTGGATTGAATGCCGCATGGTTATTGACTGGCGATGGGGAAATGATAAAGCAGTCAACCAAAGAGGTTGTCGAAATCACTGAGCATGGCACCCCGGTCTATAACATTGATGCCACCTGCGGTGACCTGTCTCGGCCTATCGTGTTCGCTGATGAGCATATCATCGGCCACGTCAATCTGCCGAATGTGTCACCGACTGCCGCCATCATCCGTGCCAACGGTGACAGCATGGAGCCGCACATCAAGGACGGTGACTGGATAGCCGTGCGGGAGGTCAAGAACCTTGGCGAGATTTTCTACGGGCAGGTGTACCTGGTCATCACTGACGAGTACCGACTGCTCAAGTACCTGCGCAAAGATGAGGACGAGCAGCACTACGTCATACTGCGCAGCGAGAATGAGAGATACGATGATATGCGCCTCGCAAAGACCAGCATCAGGCACTTGTTCATCGTGGAGAATGTGTTGTCGTTGAAGATTAAGATGTGACTATGGACGTGAAACAAGCAAGGGATAGACTCGGTTTTTCGCAGAATGAGTTGGCGCAAATCGTGGGGGTATCGTCACGCACGATCCAAAATTGGGAAGCAGGTGTGTCGAAGCCGAAGCCTGTGCAGGTCGAAGCCATTAACCGACTGTTAAAGATTCTACCAGAGCCGCCAGCCGAAGTGAGAGAACCTGACACGGTGTCAAGGCTGCTGGCCATCATCGAGAGCCAGCAGAGGGTTATAGAATCGCTCACGCGGGTACAATAGTATATAGACAAGGGCGAAAAATGGCGTTATTTTTGCCAAATTTCGCCCCTGTCGCACTTTTTCGGCGAAGACGATAAACTATATATCCGAAGAATAAAACGGCCTTAGAACGCAATTATGGCGTTTTCAGCAAATCGGGCATATTGTCAACGGCCTCCCGCTTGGCCTTGTCAAGCACTTTGGCATAGACCTGCGTTGTGGATAGTTCCCGATGCCCAAGCAGCTTTGAAACGGTGTAGATGTCGGTGACCGACAACATCATCACTGCAAAGGTGTGGCGGCTTGCGTGAAAGGTGACGTGCTTGGCGATTTTGGCTCTCTTAACCCAAGCCTTCAGCTGCTGACGTACTGCGTGCCAGCTCATCAGCGGGAACACTGGCTCATTATCACTTCCTCGCTCACCCATCAACGATGCAGCCTGTGCGGATATGTCAAGATATTCTTGGCCTTTGGTCTTGGCTTGGCGGTAGATGATTCGGGTATATCCGTCTTGTTCGTGAACATCGGCCCATGTCAAAGCACGGATGTCGCAGTTGCGCAGACCAGTCAGGCACCCGAACAAAAAGGCTCGTTTGGTGACCTCGTTGGGGCATGGTGTGTCTGCCAGCTTCCGCACCTCGTCAGTGGTGAGGTAGGTGCGGTTCGTTTCCTCATATCCCACGCCCTTGATACCCACAATTGGGTTGGTCGGTAGTAACCCTTCCCTGTGTGCCTGGCTGATGATGCTGCGCATGGTTGCCACATATACGGCCAGCGTGTTCTTGGCGAGGCCCTGCTTGTCGAGGTGGTTCATGAATCCGCTGAACCATGCCGGGGTGATGTCCGTCAGCATCATGGATGGTCGGCAATACCCTGCGAGGATGTTGTCCAGTGCGTCATACCTGCGCTTGGTGCTGCCGTGCTTGTCTTCGGTGATGCGCTGCACATAGTCACGAAGCTGCACGGCCTGTGCTTCCTTGAATCCATACTGGCCGTTGCGGACTTCAACCAGCCGCTTAGCGCAGATCGCCTCGGCAAGCATCATCGTCTCGCGGTTCTTCTCCTTGTCCCGTTTGTCGGGCGAAAGATACAGGTGCAGATATTCGTATGTTCGCACACCACCGGCATAGATGCACAGGTAGAGCGACATGTTGCCTGATGGCATTCTCCGCTTCCTCAGTATTACCGATTGTTTCTTCATTTTGACCTTGATTGAATGGGTTAACGGCTGCAAAGATAGCACAAGCACCAAAATAGCACCAAAAAAAAGTATAACAATATGGTATTGTTTGGGTAGTTCGACAATGCCGAACAACTGAAATCGCCCTTACTAACTACCCATTCGTTACCCTTTCGTTATACATTCCCCGTTCTTTAGGGTTAAACATGATTGAGCCGCACAAACCGCTGATTGATAGCGGGTTGGCGGTTCGTTTTATATTTGATAGCACCAAAGTTGCACCAAAAGTGTACGAAAATGCCCCGATTTACACCGGGGCAGGTCAAAATAAAATTACTAAAGTAGCCGTCTCACGACGTGATGTCGGCAAAGGTAGGCATTTTCTTCGACATAACAAAAAAGAGCCGTATTACTACGGCTCCAGCTTTGGTCGGTGCAGGGACTGCATTATACCAGTTCAATACGTTTGCCCAATGCCTCGGCGATGCGGCTCAATACGTCGATGCTGGTGGCATACGTTCCAGCCTCGATGCGGGCGATGTTGGGTTGTGCCATGCCGCACTTGTCGGCAAGCTGGGTTTGGGTGAGGCCAGCCTCACGGCGGAGGCAGGCAATACGGATGCCGATATTGCGGTTCACATCCTCGGTTCCGTTGGCCTTGTAGTAGGCCTCGCTCACAATCTGCCAGTCAAAGTTGGGGAATCCAGCATCATTGTGCCAAATGCGGATGTATGCTGAAGTGTTGTTACGCTTTATCTCACCAATAGCAAGGTGCAGCACATTCTCAACACTTTCGCCCGTGTAACTTGACACGTTGCCAAATTCCAGTGGCTTGTCATAATTAATCTCTACCCTGTAAGGGTTTTTCGGACTTCTTAAACTCATGACAAATATATTTTTAGGTTAATATTAAAGGTAATTTTGATGCTTTAAAGTTTCAGCTCCAGCGACATTGTTATATCTTTCGATTGCGTTTTGTCTGCGTGCGGGTGCAGCAGCCACATAAGCTGCGAAGTCACAAGCTTTGTTGAGTTGGTAGATAAACTCATGAGTGCTACCTGCATTGGCCTTCTTCAAACACTTGCGGGTAATGCCAGGATGCTCATCGAAGAACTTAATCACCAGGTTCATGAAGTTCTTGAGGGATGTGTGCTGCTTGCTTGCGCGGTTGTAACGGCTAATAACCACCTCCCTGTACTTTTTCAAAAGCTCGATAATCGTTATCATAATCTTGTTGTTTTAATTGTTAGTAATTTTATTTTGACACTGCAAAGATATATCAAATAATATATACCACCAAATATTTTGGCAAAAAAATATCAAAAAAGATATATTTTTATGGTTTTCGATAGTATTTCGGGCAGAAAAACACGAAAAACCGCCACGATCATCGCTGACGGTGGCGGGCAAAACTAACATCATAATTATTAACTTAAAACCAAAATAAGGAAGGCTGGTTTCCTGCCTCACGGCACAACCAGCCATAAACAAGTCAAATTGCCTCCTTTCTATTAATATTACATATATAGATAATAACCATTATAAAACCTTAATCCGAATCTTGGCACCAGCAAACGGTGTCCATTTTGTGGCAAGCGGTTCTTTCAATATGCCGCCCTCAATGCCAAGTTGCAGGCGTTTGTCTCGGTTGAGCATCAGTTCACCACCGGCATAGGGTAGCCAGTGTTGCGAGCCGGTCGCGTAGTTGATGCCGCCGATAATATCAAGTTCACACTTATTGGGAGGCTTCATTCTTGTTATCGTTTCGGTGATGTACTCTGTCCTTTGATATACACTGATGCTGTCAAGGCTGGGCTGGTAGCCGCTCACATACGCATCGTAGTTTTCGCCGTGGTAGTGCTTGGAAGTAATCGGCACTTCGACCAACACCGAATCGTGTATGAACTGAGTAAACCCTACCGTGTCGTGGGTTATCTTGGCGATGGGTAGCCACTGGTACTCGGTGCGCACCCTCTCCACTTCAACGGGCTTGGGATAGTACTGCGGAATGGTGTCAAAAATGACAAGCGTGTCGCGTGAGACGCTTTCGACAATGGGACGGTCGTAGATAGCCTTGCCAGTAAAGAAGCCCGCAGCGAAGCCGAGAATGGCCATGACGAGCGCAACAATCAAGTGTGTCTTGTTCATCTTCATAGTTTATCCAGAATTGCGCACAGGAGCGTAACGAGCAGCAGTAGCACCGCCACTACGAGCGTTATGCACCCGCCGCCCAATATCGCCCTATGCTGGTTGTCGTTCATTACGAGTAGTAGTAGAGAACTTGGTTGTTCTTCTTGCCCTTCCGAGGAAGCGACACATGAACCCACTTTGGGCAGGTCTTACTTCCGTACTCCCATATAAGTTGACCGACCTTTATCTTGCCGCTATCAACAAGCGACTTGATGAGGGCGAACAACTTGCCGTTATCATACGGATGCAGTGCTTGAATGTCGGCGGCTTGCCCATAGACGTGTTGGCTTCCAGTCACGCCGCCAACCAGCTTGTTAAGCCACGGACAGCGATAGCCACTCGTCACCTTGACTGGTGCGCCCCATGCGTCACGAATCGGCTGCAATACCTCAACACACAACCGCTTCAAGTAAGCACGTTGCTCGGCGTTGGGCGTATTGTCAATGCCGTGATTGTTGGCACTGGTCGAGAATATAAGTTCTTCAAGAGTGAAATTTTTCGATAGTTTCATATTGTCAATTCAATATTTATCGTTATCTTTGCAATGTTTAAAAGAACATCAAACGCCTTGCTTTCTTGCAGGGTTCAGCCATCCTTCGGGGTGGCTTTTTATTTCAAGTTCTTTAAACACTGGAAAGCCTACAACGCCAACCTGAACCCTCTTGTGCCTGCCTTCTTGGACGGATCGGCCATGTACCTGTAGTTGACGCGGCACTGCTTGCCAACATTGGCGAAGTTGCCGCCTCGGAAGACTTTGAGCGTTCCGCTTGCAGGGCCAGTCGGGTTGTCTTGGTGAACTGCGGTGTAGGCAGAATACCAGTCGCTCACCCACTCGTCCACATTGCCGCTCATGTCATAGATGCCCAACTCGTTTGGTTGCTTCGTTGCAACTGGATGCGTTTGGTTGCCGCTATTACCTGCGCACCAAGCCACATCGTCAAGTGCGCCGCCTGAGAAGTGACCGTCATCGTCCTTGTTTCCGCCCCTTGCCGCATACTCCCACTCGGCCTCGGTAGGCAGACGGAAGTTCTTGCCAGTAATGACATTCAAGCGGTTGATGAATACTTGTACATCTTCCCACGACACATTTTCGATGGGTAACATCTGGTCTCCTTTGTGGAGGCTGGGATTAGTTCCCATAACCGCAATCCACAAGCCCTGCGTGACGGGAGTCTTGGCAATGCGAAACGAGTCAACGGTGACTTCATGCTGGGGCTTCTCGATGGTGGATGAGAACCCATCGGTTCTGGCTGCACCCATGAGGAACGTGCCGCCCTCCACCTTGACAACGGAAAACTTGACACAGTTAACATTGAACTCGTTGGAGTGCGATGACTGATGCTCCTCCAACTGATGTTCAATGGCGGCAGTCACATCCTTGATGTCTACCTTGCCGTCGCCATTCACGTCAAACTGCTTGTCTTCGCTCTTTGCTAATACCGCATCGACTACCTCTGCGGGTGTCGGTTTGTTCTTTTCTTCGCTCATAGTAGTAAGCATTATTAATGTTAGAAATAAAGTTATCATTCTTGTTGGTCGTTCTCAGCAGCCTTGTCAATGATGTGCTTTGCGATTTCCACCGCCTGCTCCTTCTGCAACACATCAGCCACAACCTTGATGGCATGGTTGAAATTGCTACGGGTTTTTTCCTCGGCTTTTTCTCTCATGCTCCATATCTCCACGATGCACAATGTGATAGCCACAAGGATTGAGGCCAGCGGCACACAATGGATGGATGTGGTCGAAAACTGCGCCCACACGAAATGAATGAGCGTGTCTATGCCAGCACTGATGAAAAGCACCCCTTCGTAAAGGGCGAACTTGGTTATTGACCTGCTGAACAAGTAACTTGTCCGTGCCTCGCCCCTCAGTTTGGCCTTGCGCCAACCGAACATGGCATCCATGCACATGGCACCTATTACCACGCACATGGAAACCACCACGATGAGGTACATCACTGGCAAGCCTTGAATGATATGCGTGTAGTTGCCCATAGTCTAACCCTTTCCGTAGTGTAGGCAGATGATGAACACCGCCACGATAGCCGCACCAATGACCGTGCATCCCCAATCCCACCAATCCCAAGTGTTGCCCTCGGTTCGGTAGTCGTAATACTCCTTGATGCTGGCTACAATAATGCCGCTTGTCAATGCAGGCCAAAGGCCAGCGAACAAGTTCAAACTCTCAAGGTAGGCGGGCAGGGCCACCGCCAATGCGATGACAAACCCTGCGATGATGTGCAATTTCTTGTCGTTCATAATCAGTCGTTATTGTTGTTTGAAATGTCACCTCCAGCCATCAGGATGAAGTTGACGATGTTAGCGATTCTTCTACCAGTCTCGTAATTGCGATACATATACCTGTCTGCTGAGTCTTGGGGTTGTGCATACTGCTTTCGCTCATCCCACATTTGCGACACGTTGAGGTTGATGAAAAACGTGGGGATGTCGTAGTTGTCGAAAGCATAGTCACCACACGTTGCACCTGCTGTGTTCTCAACATCTGGTTTATCCTCGCCCCTATCATCCTCAATGTGGTTGCAGTAGTCCGTCAGCCAATCTGGTTCTATGAGGTTTTTCGGGATTATTACCTGCGTCATATACTCGGTTGAGTAGTCTGGTTTGCCCACCGCTGAAGCCGTAGTTTTCAATTCGCCACCGCTTATAAGCGCAACGGCATCATCATTGGCTTCTAACCAATCCATAAAGATGCCAACATCTGCGGCTCCATTACCATAAGTGGTAGGTACGCACTTGTCGTTGGATATTTGCCATTTGGCATAACTCGAATAACTATTATTGAGGCTGCGCTCATAGTTGCCAGTAGTATGATGGCCAGGAATGAAATCAATACACGGCAGCACAACAATCGTGTAATCCTGCTTGAGCGTTTGCAGGAACGATGATTGCGCAACGACGTAGTTGTTGCACAAGTATTCAGCCAGTACATACATGCCGAACTCGGTAATCTTGTTGTCAACCGCATATCGCATTGAGCCACCAAGTAACAACACCTTCTTGTTGCCGTTTCCAAGCGTATATGAATAGATGCTGTCACCGCTTGAGTTCTCGCCCAACTTGGCAGACTTGCTTACATAGGTCGGGTAGTTCTCTACAAGCGCATCCCAGCGGTCATAGACATCATTAATCGACACGATTTGGTTGTCATTCGCACTCGTCACACCATCCTTTCGCAGACCTTGACGTGTCATCGCAATCGGGTAGTCGAAGTGGAAGTAGTCACCATCTTCATTGACCAGCCAACCCTTCGTGTCGAGCAGTTCATAAGCATATATAAGCAGGTTCGCACGGATACGCAATGAGCGGGTCATCTGCTCTGAGTTGAATGAGTAGCCGAAGTAACCACCGATGTACTCAGGCCCCGATGCGGGAATACCAAGCGTAGAGTTTGCCCATGCTGAAGTGGTGCCAGTGCTATATCCGCTTGAGTCTGCGACATTCGGATGCACCCATCCCTCGCTATCGGCTTGAGGAGTCACGATTGCTTTGATAGTGTCACCAACGGCCACAACAAGCGGTGTGTCAACATCATTTACCTTATAAGATGTAATAGTTACCGATGGGGTATCTTCCGCAAGGATGTAGGTTGACCTATCACTCCTTATTTCGGTATCAGTCCCATTAGAACTCTTAACCACGTTATGCAGCAGGTAAGTGCTACCAGTGAACGTGATTCCGTTGGCATTGATAAGGTCAGCGATTTCTTGAGTTGATACGGCCACCTGCAAGAGTTTCTTGACATGGTGGTCGAATGACGGATTAGTGTAATCAAGAGCCGTATCACCAGCCTTGATTACATAAGACATTGGTCTGCGGTAGTCGGTTCCTCCATTCGCAATCAGCGTGTCCTCATATTCGATAAGGTCGGCAAGCAGTTTCCGAGCCATTTCCGCATTCGGCCCATCCATGTTGTAATTGAACCAGAAATGCTTTTTCACATCACCTCCATCATGGTTGTCGAACAAATAGTCAATGTTTTGCACACCGATACCTTCGATGATGCTCTTGACATGACGCACCTCGCTGCGCTGGAATGGATAGTTGCCAGCACAACCAGTTCCGTCAATACCATATTTGTGAATGAAGTCGAAGTTGCGGTTCATATTCATGCCATAGCCGCCTGCTTTGTCAATATCGTGGAATACCCCGTTCCAGTCAGTCCAAGGCACATTCATTTTTGCGTTGTCAAATCCCCAAGGATTGACGCAAGGCACAACGATAAATCTCACATTGTCACGCAGCGGCCTCAACCTTGAATAAGCCGACTCGTTGCAATGGTTGCAGATGATGTTGAAGATACGCAGTATTGTCTGCGGTGCGTCCTTCTCGTTTCCGTGAATGCAAGCCTGCACATAGAACGTCTTGGTGTAGTTGGCGGGAGTAAACTCATAGTGCCATAGCGGATAATCGCCATAGCCGTCCTCGCTATACCTCGTCTTGGTAATAGTACCTGTATAACTTGAATTGTCCTTCAAGTCATCGTAGGCATCTATCAGCGTTTCGTAGTTGTACTTGTTGTAGGTTGAAGCCTCTTGTGTTGGCGGCAACCACAACCCTGCCGATGGTGGTGTAGGCGGTTCGGGAATATCCGTTCCCACCTGCACATCGCCATAGTACAAGCCGTCAGCCTTGCGGATAAGACCGAGGGCATTGTTGGACTCGGCAATCACCGCCCCGTCAAGGTAGAGTTTGTTGCCTATGACATACAAACCTGCCCTATTCAAGTTTCCACCCTCGGCAACCGCGACCCCGTCAAGCGACAGGGTGCGGATAGTGCCGTTGGATATTTCGATTCCGTTTGCCATTATTTCCAGCCGCTTGGAACTTGTGAAACATTTTCAAAGTTGCCTCCAGCGAAGCATCCAGAAGTAGTGGCCGAACCAGTGACCTTTGTTGCAAGGACATCATACAATGCCTTGGCATCGCCAGTCAACCCGCTACCCGCTTGTGCAGTCATGTTGTTGCACCTTGTAACACTACCAGCAGCCACAAGGTCAAAGAAATCATCGGGCAATGCGGCAGTGCCTTGGAATTGGAAGAACATCGTATTGAACAAAGTCACCGAACCGATAACCGCTTTTAGTTCGTCAAGTTGATCTGCCGTAAGAACGATGGATGTGCCGTAGAACATCTGGGCACATGAAGTCAATGCTACACCGCTCTTGGTTAAGTGGCTTAACAAGTCATCGGGAAGCGATGTGAGCGCAGTATTTTTGAATGTGACTTCTGGATTGGTGTTGTTGTGTAACGCATTGGCGCAGATGCTTGCAAGATTCGGGCCGAAGCCTTTTTTGGTATTGTCACTGTCATCATTGATGAAGATGTCACACTCAAGCGAGTTGTCGAGGATAGCGACAAGTGCAGCGGGGTTGCAGCAGTTACTGTCACCAAAAATCAACCTGTCACACCTGCTTCCTCGGATGGTGATGGTGAACTCGTCACCTGCACTGCCATTGTAAGTGTGCCCACACGCCTTTTGTGCGCCGTTCTTATCATTGCCATCATCATTATAATTTGTCGTATTGCCATCACCCCAATCAACGACGATATTGTATTTTGCACCTAAATTACCATTCATAGGCACATACTCGGTTGAGTCGTTGCCAGTCAGTTTAATCTTGAACTGGAACTTGTGGTCAACGGCAACCGTGTACGATGCCGTTTTGACTTCACTGTAACCATAGTTGTCCTTTGCAACCGCCTTGATGGTCATTGACGAAGTTACCGCAATAGCACCAGTGTACTGAGTGCTTTGGTCGGTGGGTGTGCTGCCGTCGGTGGTGTAATACATAGTTGCACCAGCAGGGCCAGTCAGTTCTACCGAGCCGCCACCAATCGGGAACTCAGTGCCAGTGGGATGGTTGAATGTAGGTGCAGCAAGAGCGGCCATGTAATATTCCCTTGTGATGGTGTTGCTCTGGTCACCATCCTCCACGTTATAGGCTTGAATAACGGTGGGATTCTCTGAGTCGGTGCTTGTAATCGGTATATTTACCGATGTGCCGCTTGCGGTAGTCCATGAGCCGTTATCCACCTTGTAGTGTAATTCACCGCCAGTTGGTACACTCACCGTTACCGATGAGCCTCTTGCCACTGAACCGCTTGCAGCCATTGACGGCACTGCCGTACCTGCTACGGTGACACTCAATGTGGCATTGTCCGAATTGCCTTTATTGTTGGCACAATAGGCAACGATGCTCACGCTGCCAGCGGTTCCAAGTTTAATCGTGACTGCGGCATCGCTGACATTGAATGTTGTTCCTCCGTCAAGTGAATAGTACAACGCACTGCCGCTTGCAGGGGTGATGGTGAACTGCGTGTTCTTGGGCACGGTTGAGCCGCTTGTCGCTCCCGTGATTGTGGGCGCATTTGGAACGGATGCGGCATCGACATTAACAATGGCACCTGCTGCATCAATGAAGACCGAGTTACCCTTGTGCCAAATCGGTTTGCTGATGGCATCACCGTCAATGGTCTCATTCCAAATGAAGCAGAATGGAAAAGGAATGGCTTTAGACCTCGCCCATGCCTGAGCGAAAGTTCCCGACATCAAGGCCAGCCGCCTGCCCATTTCGGCAGAAAGTGCAGCACCTGGGCCGCCGTCTTCAAGGTTGTTGACGATAAGCACATTGCCGTTGCCGTCAACCTGCACGTTGCCAGTAGGGCCTTGCGGGCCGATTGGCCCGGCAGGGCCAGTGGCTCCCGTCTCACCTTGTGGGCCTGTCGCACCTGTTTCTCCTTGAGGGCCTTGAACACCCTGCACACCTTGAACTCCCTGCGGGCCTTGCGGGCCTTGTTCGCCCTGGGGGCCTTGCTCACCTTGCGGGCCTTGTTCGCCGACCACCGCGCCAAGGTCAATGACCTTGTTGGTGGGTTTATAGGTTTGGCCGTTCATGATGATTTCATTGACCTGCCCGGCCTCGCCGATTTCCTGTTCCATCTCGGCCAGCTTGGTGGGCAAGTCATCTCCATTGGGTAAGAACTTGACATCAGTTGCCATGATGTCATAGTCTTGCTCATTGCCTTGGGCATCAAATATCCGTAGTTTTTTGTCGATTGCCATATTATTGAATCCGTATATTAACGTTGTTGTTGCCAATGTCGATAGTAGAATCCCCATAACCTGCACGGAGGTTAACGGAATTCTCGCTGATGTCAGCGTTGAGGCCGTTCCCGGCCACAAGTGCCACATAGTCGCTGCCGATAATCACGGCAGATGCTCGGCCTTGAATGACGGGGTAGTAAGTGGTCACGTCATAGTCGGTGCTGTCATAGATCTGCCCTTCGTCAGTAGTATCCACGACACACAGGATTTTCTCATGTTTGAGGCGCATGCGGTGTCCCTCATCACGGCTATCGTAGTACACCTCAATGTCATACTCACCGCACGGAAGGTGTCCCATGTCAGTAAAATGCACATAGTTGAATGACACGCTGGCCCTGTACTGACGCACAAGCAAGCCACGCCTCAATACTACCCAAGTGTCACCAAGAAGGTTGTCGTTGTTGTTGATGTCAAGGTTTCCGTTGATGAGGTCTGCATAGACTTCGGTAACAGGAAACCCGATAGTGATTTGGTTTCCTTGCGTGTGTAAAATCTTTGTCTTTCCCATAACTTAATCCCCTACTGCTATCACTCGGCACCGCGTTTGACGTGCCGATTTTCTGCTTGAATTGTGAAGGTTGGCATACTCAAGGCACTCGCCAAGATATTTCTCGGCAATGGTCATCGTGTCATCATATCGCTTCAACTCACCATCGTTGGTATGGTAAGCATATTGGTCTTGGTGCTGCATGGAACCGGCACGGGCGATGATGTTTCCGTCATTGCGCAGCATCTTCGCATATACGAAGTAGGCCAATGCCTTGCGCAAGCCGTTGCAGTAACGCATCTCACCATCAGTGCCGCACCCGCACCCGTTACCGGGGTTGTACTCACCGCCATCCAACATGACGGCAGCGTCAAAGTCATCATCGTAGATGGTTGACCAGTCGGCAGCGCACGGGTCGGTCATCGTGGCCAGCTTCATGGTCGGCCAGCCTATTGCGGGGATGATGTACACATCCTCGCACTCGCGGATGAACTGCGCTATCTCGTCCTCATCGGTGTGGATGCTGACGGGACGCGCAAGTTCCCGAAATTGTTCGGGCCAGATAAGCAGTTGTCTTTTCTCGTTATACATTGGTCATCCCTGCATATTGGATTTTCAAAATCGTTGTGTCTGCATTGCGCAAAATCGGCTCATGCCAAACGGCAAGCACCTGTGACAAGCCGCGAGATATGAACCGTTGTTCGATGGTCACCTCACCCGCATAGTAGGTGTAGGCATCGGCCATCACGTCACCGCTGAAGCCAAGTTTCCCGATGCGGATTGCATAGAACAATTCCTGATGGAACTGCGCATAAATCCTCTCAATAACTGATGCATCGGTGGCGGTGAAGTCCTTGTCGTAGTTGTTTGCGGTGAACGGCACGACTTCGGGTTTGTCTTCGTCATTCTCCAATTCGACAAGCAGCAGTTTTCCAACCCGCTCATCACCCTGGAACGCTGCCAAGTCTTCAGGGGTGATGGTCGGTGAGCTGATGTCGTTGCCGTCCTGGTCGAACTTGGGAACACCACGCTTGGTGATGAGCATGGCCGATGTCAAGAAGTTGTTGCGGGCATTTCGGTTCTTGATATTACCAAGGCCCTCCTCAGTACTCATGTCGGAAATCACAGCATCGTAGATGGGTGTCGGGTAGATGTTTCTGCCCGCCATCGAACACCAAAGGATTTGTCCGTTGTAGCAGTCAATTCCGCCAGCCATCATGATTTGTTCACGAATGGCCTCATGGTTCGGATTGAAAACGTTGAAGTGTTCGACATGCTGCTCGTCAACCGCAATGCGCTGTCCGTTCTTCGTTTTCTTTCCTATCCAGTCGGGATGGGTGATGATGTGCTGCACATGGCCGGCATCGTCACATTCCTCCAACCTACAATGTTCAAACGGCACATGATGAATCTCGGTGACCTCGCAAAGCAGGTTGTAGTTGACGTGCAGGGCGAAACCCGAATATCGGGCCACATCTTGGGCGATGAGGTGCAGAATATCATCTGCCGTGTCACCCTGCTCGTTCAATTCCTTCCCGGCCAAGCCGTCCATGAACCCGTTGCCCTCGATGAATTTGCAAAAGCGCGACAGGCACAGCTCGGCCGTGCCACTCGCGGCTGCAATCCTCGACAGGTGTTGCGGGTAGAGGTTATCGCTACCCCATGCCTGAAGGTTGAGCCGCTGGTGGTAGGCCGTGTCGAAACGCGGTGCCGCCTGTTTCACCTGCTGGACGTTCATTTCTTCTTAGAACGTTTTGCGGGGGCCTTCACGGGCGTTTCTCCCTGCGGTTGAACACTTACCTCGCTTGGCTTTTCCTCGGTCTCTGCGGGTATTTCTGCTGTTTCTTCGGGTATGCGGTCAAACATCACACGTTTCTGCGGGAAACGCTCAAGATAACGCTTGGCAACATCGTTGGTGAGGTTGGCGTTGGTATAGATTTGACCTTCGTCAAAATCACCGCAACGGATGATGAAACCCGCCCTCATATGGTAATCGCATTTCTCTCTCATCTTTTGTTCCTTTCTCAGTTTAACGGCCATCTCAATGACGGCATCTTGGTAACATCTCTTACAGGCAGTTTTGCGGAATGGTCTGCCCGTGATTTCGGGATATAGCCTCGCAATGGTCTGCTTGTCTTCTAACGAAAAGGGGGCGTTTATTCGCCCCCTTAACTCTTCCACGATAGTGAGAGCCTCTTCGTATGTCATAACGAATTAGGCAGTCTTCAACGCCTCGTAAGCGGCAGCGGTAGTGGTGGCATCGGTGTTGAAGAAGAACATTGCACTCAAACGTGCGCCAGTCTCTTGCAGCGTGATGAGCCAACCGCCATCGGTGTCCTCGCTGTACTTCTCGTTAGTTCCCTCGCTTGCAACAAGGCCCTGGGTGTAGCCATAGACCTGGAACTCGGCCTCACCGTTCTCACCCTTGAACTTGTTGCGAAGAATCGCAACGAAGGTGCCGTTGGAAAGGCCGTCGATAATCTTGTTGGCCACTTCGGGGGTGTTCGACAAGACAACGATGGGGATTTGGTGAGTCCAAGTGTTGCGGTAAGTGCCTACCTCAAGGGTAGATTGGGTGCCAGTGAAGGGGGTGTTGCCCAGCTGCTTCACATCATAGCCAACCTTGCCGGTCTTCAAGACGAGAGTCTTGATGATGTTGGGGTTGGTGGCGTCAAACACGGTGGCAGAGAAGTCGATGTCACTGCGGTTGATGATGATGCCGTCACTCTCAAGGCCACGGGTAATCAACTCGTCACAATCGAAATCAATCGCCTTGCTGATAAGGGATTCACATAAATTAG